ATAAAAGCACCAAAGAAAGAAAGAAAGTTTTTAAAAGCCGTTGGAAACATTGCCAAGGTGTTAGCCAATGAATTAGTAATGGGAATAGCAAGAAAGTTTATCGGCAAAGCCATTGACAAAGTAGGCAACAAACGGCAAGGACTTGTTATTGCTTTTCTTTTGGTGGCAGGAATATCTTATGCCTCTATTGATTCCATTCCTTACCCAATTACAGGCAATAAGCAGAGATTAGGATGGCAGACCAGTGGCAATGGTTTAGTGTACAGAGGTAGAGCGACAGACACAATAACAAAGCCTACAAGCTATGCAGATAAAAATGTAAAAGCCTATCTTATCCTTGATTCTGTTAGCGGTTCTTTATATGTATTTAAGCAAGGTTCATGGGCAGCCATTAGTGGTGCAGGAGGAGGTTTAACTATGCCTTTTGATTCTATCACCTTTAACACTGCCAAGGATGGCACGGTGGGAGTAGGTGAGGTTGAATATAACGATACTCAAGGTTCTTTAATACAAGGCTTAAAAGGTGGCATAGTAACAAATGTTATAGGGCAACAATTACATCAAAGGGTTAACAATCGCACAGGTGCAACGTTAGCAAAGGGAACTGCGGTTTATTTGTCAGGAAGTCAGGGAAATAGAATAACCGTTGCAAAAGCCTTAGGCGTTACCGATGCCTTTTCGGCTAATACATTTGGCATAGTTGCCGAATCAATCGCAAATAATCAAAGCGGATACGTTATAACAGAAGGATTAATTACGAATATAAATACAAGTGCATTAGTCGAAGACTCAGCCGTTTACCTTTCGCCAACGGTGGCAGGTGGGTTAACATCAACAAAGCCGCAAGCTCCACAACACACTGTTTATATTGGTGTTTGTGTAAAAAGTAATGCTGGTTCTGGAGAATTGTTTGTTAAGATTCGTAATGGTCAAGAATTGAACGAATTACACGATGTGAGAATTAGTAATCCTTTAAATAATGCCTCACTTTATTATAAATCAAGTGAAGGCATTTGGCGCGATACAACTGCCACACTTTTAGTAAGTGATACGGCTGCTATGTTAGCAAACTACGCAACCAAAGCCTACGCGGATACAAGTGGAAGATTTTATGCAAGGCAAGATTTTAGGAATGTATCATCAAGCACTTTAACCTGGACACAAACAGATACTTTAGTAGTAAACGATACAACATCATTACAAGTATATAGAAATGGTCAAATACTTTTACCAAGCCAATACACTGTACCTACAAATGCCTCTGTTGTCATTGGCTCAACTGCTTATAAAATAGGTGAAAATTATACTGTCATTTTACCTCGTGGCGGTGGTGGAGGTGGAAGCGGCAGCGGATCACTTACCTCAATATCTGGAGGCACTGGCATTACAGTATCACCTAATCCAATCACAACCACTGGCACTGTCTCTGCAGATCTCTCTGTTTTAATGGAGTTAACAGATACTACTTTATTAGATCTTACTACAAGATTTGCAACAAAGCAGCCTAATATAACACTTACCACTACAGGCACAAGCGGAGCTGCTACCTTAACCGGTGCAACTTTGAACATTCCTCAATACAGTGGAGGAGGCACAGGTACAGTTACCAGTGTAGGTAGTGGTTACGGATTACTTGGTGGGCCTATAACAACAACTGGCACACTAAGAGTTGATACTTCTACCGTTTATGACTTTGTAAGAGATAGCATTGTGGCAGTAGAGATAGGAGGAGACACAATTAAAATAATTAAACAGGAATACGAAAATGTTACAAGTGACACATTAACATTTACTATTCTCCCTAAATTTCCTATTCAGTTAAGGCAGTTTATATTACTCTTCCGCAATGGGCAGTTACTCCTTAATGACCAGTTTTCCGTTATTGACACAAACAAGGTTAAGGTAGCAGCCACATCTTACAAGGTAGGCGAAAACTATACTTTAGTCACAGTAAGCGGCATCGGCTCTGTTTCCTCTGGGCAAGGTAATCCAATCTATCCAGAGGCAGGCATAGCCCTATCAACAGGCACAACATGGACAACATCAATTACAAATAATTCAAGTAATTGGAATACGGCATTTACTGACAGGCTAAAATGGGATGGAGGTAGCACAGGTTTAGTAGCAGCGACAGGGAGAACAAGTTTAGGAGGTACGACTATTGGACAGTCAATGTTTACTTTAACTAATCCTTCTGCTATTACCTTTCCACAGTTTAATGCAGACAACAGTGTAACGGCATTGTCGGCAGCATCGTTTAGGAGTGCTATTGGAGGAGGCACGGTTACAAGTGTTACTGTATCGGGAACAGCAGGCAATCCATTATCTATTACAAATACAACTACTACTCCAGTCATTGAATTGTTAAGTGCAACAAGTGCAAGAAATGGATATTTGACATCAACAGATTGGACAACTTTTAATAGCAAAGGGAATGGTACAGTCACAAGTGTAAGTGGAACAGGTGCAATATCTGTTGCAACAGGAACAACTACACCAGTTATAAGTGTGGCAGATGCTGCATTTGGTACTGCCGGCATTGTTTCATCAACAGGTACACAGCAATTTAGTGGTGATAAAGTATTTGAAGGTATAACACAATTTAATGCAAGAGCTGTATTTAAAGATTATACATACACTGCCACAAGATTAGCAGGATTATCTTCCACAGATAGATTTGCAACTGTTACAATAGGAACAGGCTTATCTTTAGCAAGTGGCACATTGTCTGCAACAGGTGGCAGCGGTACGGTTACAAGTGTTAGTGCAGGAAGTCCTGCAAATGGTTTAAGTGTAGCAACAGGCACAACTACACCAGTTATATCAATGGCATTAGCTGGAAGTTCAACAATAGGAGTTGTAAGTGCAACTACTCAAACATTTGGAGGAAATAAAACATTTACAGGAACAATAGATGTTTCATCAACTGGAACATTTGGAGGTAGGGTAAACACGCCATGGTTAGAAAGGCAATACACATCATCTACAAGTTCATCTTTTACGGTTAGTGTAAATACATCATGGTTAGATATAAATACAAATGTACTTACAACTATAACCCTTCCTAATGCAGCTACTTATCCGGGCAAAGAATTACATATTAGACAAACTGGCACAGGTCAAGTGCAATCTGCATCTTCTAATGTTATACCTTTTACTTCTCCTCCTACTGGTAGTGCAGGTACAGCAATTTTTAATCCAACAAATAATAAAGCTGTTACGCTTGTAAGTGATGGCGTAAATTGGATAATTATGCAAAGAAGTACCAATTAATCATAAAAAACATAAACATGAAACAACTCCTTTCCCTCTTCCTCTTCCTTTTGCCCTGCCTTGCATGGGCACAGTATCCGAGCAATGGCAACCAAAAGATAACGCTCGGAGAACAGACGAGTGCAGATGGGCTTATTTTTCGGGGTGTAGCATCCATTGATACAGTCACGGCAACAAGCAAAATAACAAGGGCAAACAAAGAAGATACAAGTGCTTTTATTTTACTTGACACAGTTACTAATCTTTTATGGCATTATAAAATAGGTAGCAATGGATGGTCACAGGCTGGAGGCTCAACACTTGACACGGCTACTATGTTATTGCCATATTACCGTAGTGGCAGAGCATTGGGCACTCCTTCAAGCGGTGTTTTAACAAGTGCAACAGGGTTGCCATTAACAACGGGAGTAACGGGCACTTTGCCTGTTGCAAATGGGGGAACGGGAAGTGCAACAAAAAACTTTGTTGACTTAACAACAACACAAACGATTGGAGGAATTAAAACCTTTAGTAGCGACATAAATCAAAGCGCCACTGGTAATGTTTTAAATAAATTTGAATCCACTACAAATACAGGAAGATTTATTCAAAGCTTATCAAATGATGCAGGTGCTGCTTTCCAGCAAGGTGTTTTTGGCTCAAATAATAGTCAAACATTATTCGGAAGAACTGCATCAAATATAGCATTTTTATATACTACTGCATTTATTACTACCCAACCATCGGTATTTGTGCTTGGAACATTTTCTTCACAAGACTTAATTTTAGGAACAAATAATACGCAAAGAATAGGAATAGCAAGCGGAGGTGCAGTTACTATTAATAATTTAGCTGGCTCTGGCAGTCGTACAGTAAATGCAGATGCAAATGGTGGTTTAAGTGCCGCATCATCTATTTTAATAAAAGAAAATGTTGAAAATATAAATTATGGTTTATCAGATGTTTTAAAATTAAAGCCTGTTATTTTTAATTATATTGACAGAAATAAATGGGGTGAAGGTAAGGATTTGGGTTTTGTGGCGGAAGATGTTATGAATGTTATTCCAGAAGCAACAGGAGTAATGAATAATTCAGATATATATTTTGATTTACAAAAATTAGTTCCAGTACTCACCAAAGCCATACAGGAACAACAAGCCCTCATCAAAGCCCTTGAACAAAGAATTATTAACCTCGAAAATAAATAAAATGAGATACCTATTTTTATTCCTTCCCTTCTTTTCATTTGCCCAAGACGTTGTCAAAGACACGGTGTATATTCAAAAGCAAGGCAACATTTATTACATTATTCAGCAAACGACTTTGTCTGATAGCACAGTCACAGGCTCAAAGCAAATATTAGGCGATAGTTCAACTGCCATTCAAAGCCTTGTAACCGATGCTGAAAGGCAAAGCAACACGATTGCCATTCATGCCAAGCCTATTATTACAAAAGGTAAAGCCGTGCAAAGGATAAATTATTACAATGATTTGCACCAACAAATAAGCGGTAAGCCTGTTTATTTTACAACGGCTCAAAGAGACACGGCAAAGTTTCTCGGTGATTGGAAGTTAAATTTTAACGGTGAAATTATTGATGGAGTAATTCAATTAAACAGCAATAAGCGTTTAATCTTTAATCCAGACAATGGCAAGGTGTACACGATTTCAACCAACCTTCTTTTATCCACATTTACCAATCAAGTTTCCTTTGCTTTTAATGGCATTAAATACGACTTGTACAAGTTCGCTGATGGTAAATTTGCAACAGTAGATGGTGATGTAAGGTTAATAAAACTTGAATAATGAAAGCAGTTATCTACAACATTTTTAAACTTGGTTACGATGGCATTGCCTATTCCATTTGTTGCGGAGTTATATTCTCTTTTTTCCTACCCATCAAACATTTTTTGATTTTTACAATCTTTGTAGTTTTTGCCGACACAGTCACGGGAATCATGGCGGCAAGGAAAAGGGGAGAGCCTATAACAAGTAAAGGGCTTTATCGCACATCGCAAAAGGTGGTTGTTTACTTTGTTGGCATTATGATTTTTGAAGGTGCAAAAATTACTTTTAGTTTACCTGTAAACATTACTTACATGGTAGCCTTTACCATCGCCACAACGGAGCTTTATAGTATTTCAGAAAATATAAAGTCAATGACTGGAGTAAATATTGGAACGCTAATTCTTAGATTTTTCAGACGTTAAAACAATGGAGAAAATAATAACGCATTCAATGATTTTAGAAACTTTAAAAAAACATAATATGCAGACTAATTTAAAAGATGCCCTTAAAAATGCAGATGGAATAAAGTCACCAATGGGCGATGTGGCTTGTTACTCAATGAACTTTGCGGAGTTAGCCTCGGAGATAAATGTTTATCTTGAAGGTAATAAGGTAAAATTCACATGGCGCGAATACATCCAACTTGCTCAAATCATTTGGGATAAAATCAAGGAGACAAGCCGCGAATGTGCTGGGAAGGAAATTGAAGTAAAATTACCTGCAAAGTTAGGTTTGATTTCCGCAGCTTTTTCGCTCAT